GCAAGTAATCATGGCTTATGCCGCCAACGAGCTGTTCGGGCAGGGCAGTTACGATGCCTACCCGAGGATTCAGCCGGAGCGAGTGCTGCCTTGCACCTTCTCTCCGGACGTTGCCGAGACCGAGCTGGCCGTGGGGACCCCCGTGGCCTTCGATGAGGCAGCTTTCAACTGGAAGGTCTGGTCCGCAGCCGGAACCGGGGACGTGGACGAAATCAAGGGTTTCATCTATCCCGATACCGTCCAGCTCGACGGATCCGGGGAAGTCATCGCCCAGGTGATGGTCAAAGGTCAGATCGAATACGCTGACATCGTTCTTCCCGATGGGGAACTCGCGGCCGACCTGCGTGAGGCTCTCCGGACCCAGTGCCTGGCTCGCGGCCTCATCGTGCGCGGCCTGACGGAGGTGAGGTAATCATGGCTTACACGATTGATCCCCTGAAGTGGACCACCCTGACCCTCCTGATCAACGAGATCAAGGGGCCCCAGAACTTCCTGAAGAACCTCCTCTTCAGCGACGTTCAGACCCTCAGCACCGAGACCGCCGAGCTGTCCTACCTGACCGGCGGGATCGTGGCGGCCCCCTACGTGAAGAAGAACGGGGAAGCTCTCATGGTCGGTGGCCTCGGGCAGTCCTTCGCCACGGTCACCATGCCCAACATCCGCATCAAGCGGCCGTTCACCCCGAGTGAACTCCTGTTCACCCGCCGGGCCGGCACCAGCATCTTCATCGACGCCGGAGCCCAGCTCTCGGCCCTCACCCGGCACATCGCCCGGGACCTGAAATACATGAAGGACCAGATCGAGAACACCGAGGAAGTTCAGGCTTCCCAGGCGCTGCTCGGGACCATCTCCTACGAGGTTGCGGATCAGGAAGTCTTCCAGGTGACCTTCCCCCGCAGCGCGGCCAATGCCTACACCGTGAGCCCCCTGTGGTCCACGACCAGCAACCCCGAGGCCGACATCCACGCTGTGAAGCGCCTGACGAGTGATGGAGTGGGCCTGTCTCCCACCCACATGCTCCTCGGCCGCAACGCTGCCGATGAGTTCCTCAAGAACGCCCGGGTCTCGACTCTCCTCGACAATCGGCGCATCCAGGCCGGCGGGGTGAATCTTTCCGGCCAGTTCAACCCCCAGGGCGCGATCTTCCTCGGGGACTTCTGCGGAGTCCAGGTCTGGGAGTATGGTCGCCAGATCTCCGTCAACGGGACCGCGACCTCGATGATCCGCAGCGACTATGCGGAACTGGTGTGCGCCTCTCCGGATGCGGAGTGGGGCAGGCTCTACGGGGCCATCCCGGACTTCGATGCTCTCCAGGAGCGCAAGTTCCAGGGCCAGATCTTCGCCAAGAGCTGGATCACCAAGGACCCCAGCGCCTTCATCGCTCTCGCCCACTCCCGTCCTCTCTGCGTCCCCCGCAGGCCGGATGCGAGCGTGAGCCTGAAAGTCGTCTAAGGAAGGGACCCATGAGGAAGCGCACGGCAGTTTCTAAGTTCTGGGGGTTGGATCCCAGCAAGCTGGAGGGGAAGACCCTTCAGGAGCTGCATATCCTGCTCGTGGAACGGAACTACCGTGCGCCCCTCCCGGGGACCGTGGAAGAAGCTATTCAGATCCTGAGCAGGGAATGGAGGGGCCAATGAGTCCGTTGTTCATTGCGAACGTCGATACGCTAAAAGCGAATCTGAGACTGTCTGGCGCCTCCTCCCTGTCAGGATCTGATTTTGATACCCTGCTCGATCAGGCGATCCGTAAGGTCCGTCTGCATTTCAGAAGGAGACTCAGCCAGGCCAGGATCGAGGCGATCCAGGCGTATACCCAGGATTCCTCGCCCGCGAGCCCGGATGAAAACAGCGAATACTTCCGCGAGATGGCCGAGCTGGCCGAGATCGCCATGGTGAAGCTGGAGCTGACCTTTCTGCTCCCGATGATCTTCATGGATGCTGGAGCCAGCAACCGAGAAACCTACAACGATGAAGCCGCTTTCCGCAAGGCTGGGATGGACGAGCTGAAGGCCCTGCGGGCTGCCCTGACCATAGAGATCAACCAGCACTTGGACGGCCTTTCCAAGATGGTCTTGGTAGGCCCCTACACCAACAAGTTTTCCTCTATCGGTCCGGACAGGCCCACCCGTCCAGGCGAAAGCATCAAATAATGGCCACCTACGTCTCCCAGATCCATAGTGCTCTGACCTCTGCGGCCCTGGCCGGGGTGTTTCCCCCGGTGAGCTACTCGGGTCGGGACATGACTGTAGATGAGGAGTCTTCTGTGGTCCCCTCCTCTGCCTTGGCCTTCGAGATCGCAAGCTCCTTCGGGCTTCCGATACGACAGAGAAGGGATCGGATGCAGGAGCGGCTGAACTGGGAGTGGCTGCTCGTGGTGGAGTTCAACACGACGGTCACTTTCGAAAGGTTCGAAGAGGATCTGTGTGCCTCCCAGATCCTGATCCCGAGAACAGATAGCCTGCGCCAGATCACACTGAGGTTGGTGGGAGCGGAATACGAGCATCCCGCCAGGCAGCAGGCCGCAAAAGGGTCCACGGCATCTTTTCGATTCGAAGCAATACTGTCCCCGGCTTAAGGGACGAGGAGTAACAAATGGCTGGCAGGAATACTTCTGGGCTCCCCAGGACCGAGGACTACAATCTCGGCCGTGGGAAGGTCTATTTCGCGGAACTGACTTCGGGCATTCCGGGGGCCTTCCGGGACCTCGGCAACGCCCCCGCCTTCAACATCTCGATGGAGACCGAGAAGCTGGATCACATGTCCAGCCGGGAAGGTCTCAAGCTCACCGACCTCCAGGTCGTGGTGAGCCAGAAGATCAACGTCTCGCTGACGCTGGACGAGATCAACTTCGAGAACCTGGCGTTCTTCTTCAGCGGTGAGTCGGATACCCGGACCAACAACGGTGGGGCCGCGATTACCGGAAACGGGAACCTCGTGGTCACCGACCAGGGACGCTGGTATGATCTCTATGAGGGCGCCACGGCCGCAACCAAGACCGCCGCCACGCGCATCTACGACATTGGGGAAGTGACGATCACCCCCAACGCCGGAGGCTCGGCCATGGTCGAGACCACGGACTACGTGGTGGACGAGGCCCTCGGTCGTATTTTCGTCGTGGATGGCGGGGACATGGAAGCCGGCTCCTACGATGTGGACGTTGCTCTCAACTCCACCGCAGTCGCCTTGGTCTCCCGCGTGAAGGCCGCCTCTCAGAGCGCCATCGTCGGCTGCCTCCGATTCGTCTCGGAGAACCCGGCGGACACCGACAAGTGGACCGAATACACCTTCCACCAGGTCCGCCTCTCGGCCGAGGGTGACTTCGCCCTGATCGGTGACGACTGGACCACTCTTCAGCTCTCCGGTCTGGCCGAGCGCAATGCCACGGCTGACCCCCTGAGCCCGACCCTCACCATCGTCACCAACGAGTCCCAGGCGTAAATACCCTAGTTCGACCCGTGCCTGGTTAAGGGGAAATCCAGGCACGGGTCACTTTTTGTCTTGGAGGAACCCATGAGCTGGAAAGAGAAATTGTCGTTCATTTCACCGTCGTTCATCGAGCACCAGATTCAGGGCGAGACCTTGCACTTCTATCCCATCTCGCTCAAGCATGCCTTCGCCATCCGGTCGGTCGCGCAACCCATCGCCAAGGCCCTCACCATCATCCTGACCAAGCACGACGGGGACCAGGCCCAGCAGGCCAAGTCCAAGTTCAAGGCCGGCCAGATCGAGGACCAGGACATCAAGGTGGAAGCGATCTCGAAGGACCTGGCTTCCCTCCGGACCACGGAGAGGGCGAACGCTGTTTCGGATGCGATCAACACCTTGCTCGATCCGGAGAACGCCATGATCTTCGGCATCCTCTTGGTGGACTCTCTGCGGGACATCTTCCCCAGGGACACGAGCCGGGCAGACGCCAGGAATTTCGTGGAGGGCCTCGGGCTGGACGTTGCAACGGAGTTCCTGATCGGCCTCGCCCTGGCCAACAAGAAGGTGCTCGGCCCTTTTGCGGAGATGGCGGGGGAAGCGATGAAAAGAAGTCTCGCGGGACTAAGAGGAGAGGCGCCCCTGCCCGAGCCCGAGCCCCCAAGCGAGACTATTGGCTAGACCTACAAGACTCCGTGGTCCGGGGCGCGATGAACGGCTTGGACCTGGAGTGGCTGATGAACCTGGATCTCTTGTCGTTCGACTCGGTGATCGGAAGCCTTGACAGAGAGATGATGAGGAAGCATCGGATGACCGCCATCCTGACCCGGGCTGCCTACGGGGCCGACCAGAAGGGATGGAAGGACCTGATGAAGCACTTGAGTGAGGGCGGGGAAGACGAGTCGGATGAGAAGGAATTCCTAGCGAAATTCGGGGGAGGCATTTAATGGACAGGGGCCTGAACTATCGGATCACGACTGCCGCCAACCTTCAGGGATTGAAGGCTCTGGCGGTAGGGCTGGCGCAGACCCAGCGAGCCATGTCTCTGATGGCTCAGACCGCCAACCGGATGAATTCCTCGAATGACGCGGCCGCCCGGAGGATCGAGAGGTTGAGCCGGTCCGTCTCTGAGCTGAGGCTTCGGCTTGCTGCCGCCAGGACTCAGACAGCCTCCATGAAGCGCGGGGTGGACGACCTCACGACCAGCCTGGGCTTCTTGGGCCGGACGGTCCGGAGGTTCCTCACCTACTTGGTCCTTTTCGTGGCCATGGGAGCGGTGAAGAGGAGCTTCGACCAGATCACCCGGGCGGCCATCGGGTTCAACAAGGCCATGGAGGAGGGGTCCATTGCCATGGCCGGGATCATCCTGGCCACGGGCAAGTTTGCGGATGCCCAGGGGAAGGTTCTGTCCGTCTCTCAGAGTCTTCCCCTGGCAATGCAGGCCGGCCAGAGGCAGATGAAGCTCCTCCAGAAGGACGCTCTGGCCACGACCGGGGATTTCCAGTCCATGGCCGAGGCCATGCAGGTCGCCATCGCCCCGGGCCTCCAGGCCGGCATGACACTGGACCAGATCCGCATTCTGTCCCGCCGCATCGCCCAGGCCGCCACCGCGCTGTCCATGCCTGGTCAGCAGATGCCCGAGGAGATCCGGTCCCTCCTCGCCGGGACCATCCGGCCCCAGACGACCCGCATCGCTACGGCCCTCGGTATTACGTCTGACGACGTTCGCAAGTGGAAGGAGATGGGGACCTTCACCGAGGAGGTCCTGAAGAGATTCGAAGCCTTCGAGAAGATCGAGCAGCCCCTCGGCAACACCATGACCTTGCTGGTAAACCGGGTGAAGGATGCCTTCCAGGCCGTGGCAGGAACTGCCGGCGGGGGGTTCTTCCAGGAGTTGAAGAAACTTCTCAAGGACGTTTTCGGAGCGCTGACCGGAGAGGGAGAAAGTGGCCTTTCGACCGGGGCAGTTCAGGCCCTGACCGGGATGTTCAAGAGCCTGGAGGGCATCGTCAAGAGGATCAGGGAATACATCAACACGGCTGACCTATCTAATTGGAAAGACATTGGGGAGGCTATTGGAACCCTCTTCGGCACCTTGGGAGAAACCCTCTTCATCCTCTTCGAAAATCTGACGTTGGCTTCCGTTTTCATCTTGAAGGCCATCAAGAACATCAGCGATGCTTTCGGGGGAGTGGTCAAATACGTAGCTGACTTTGGGGTCAAGAGCTACCTGCTCCTGAAGACCTGGACCCTCGTCAAATCCGCAGTAGCGGGAATCAGCCTTTTTATGGGGAAGGCTGTCACTAGCGCCGCGCTTCTTTCGGCTACTTCAAAGACGTGGCTCACTGGATTGACTTCCGGCTTGGCAAAGGTCGGGGGAGTTCTGGCTGGGGTTACTCTTGCTATCCCCTTGCTCGATTCCGTTCTTCGGTCTGCCATCCCCGCAATGAAGAGTTTGCCCTCCATAAGCCAAGCAGCCATGACCTTTGGGAAGTCCATCTTCCAGGGAGCCCAGGCAACGGGAGAATACATGGCAGAGGTCAACAAGGGATTGGCCGATGCAGAAGATGCGGCAGATGGAGTGGTGAGGAAGGGAATGGTTCCCTGGAAAGATCGGGTGGCTGAGATCCAGCCCCTTATGATCTCCACCGGAGAGTCCCTCCAACGTCAGGAGGACGCCATCGCTAAGATGGTCAAGAGCACGGAGGCATTGGTCACCAAGTTCTCCCTGCTTCGGGATACCTCCTTCGCCTCCGGCCGGGCTGGAGAAATCCAGATGAAGATGCTCGACGCCCAGGTCGATGTGCAAACCAAGATCAAGGAATTGCTCTCAGATCAGCAAAATAGGATCTCCAGAATCCAGGCAATCGACAGGGACATCCTCGCCAACCGGCAGAAGATCGAGGGCCTCGGTGGCGAGCATCTGGATGAGTTCAACAAGCTCCTCAAGGCCGAGAATGCCAGGGAGTCCATTCAGACTGCCATGAACGACCTGAAGCTCAGGGAAGTGGAGCTTCAGAAAAAACTCAAGGAAACCGAGGGGGACACTTTCGACCTCTCCGATAAGCAACTGGCAGACAGACTCGACGCAACCAATGAGCTGCTCGGGGTCAACAAAAAGCTCGCGGTTCTCGAAGGAGGGATGGCAGTCATCAGGGACAGGACCTCCGGGCTCGGAGGAAGGTCCGAAGCCGCCAGACAAGCCGTCCTCAAGGAGATCGAGCTGGCTCGTCAGCGCAAGGGGGCCGAGACAGAGCTGAACATCCTCAAGGAGGATGCCCTTGGGGTCGAGGAGAAGATCCTGGAGGCCCTCTCCCTCCAGCTCGCGGTAGAGAATACCCTGGCGGCCAAGAAGATCGAGACCGCCAACCTGGGCCTCGGCCCCGCCCTCACGGCCGAGCAGGAGATCTTCCAGCTCCAGCTCAACCGGGCCAACCTGGCGACGATTGAGGCCGCCCGGGCCAAGCTGTCCATGGTCCAGGCCCAGACCCAGCTCAACCTGCTCAGGAGCGAAAACCAACAGAAGCTGCAGGTTTACCGGACTGAACTGGCCCAGGCCAAGACCGAGCAGAAGCGCGAGAGCCTCCAGAAGCTCATCAACGCTGAGCAGATGCAGTCCATCTTCCAGGAGGGCGAGCTGCTCCTGAAGCTCCAGGAAGCCACGGAGATCATGCGCCAGCAGCAGCAGATCGCCCAGGGGACCTTTGGAGAGGGTCTCCTGGAGGGGATGCGCCAGTTCGCCCAGGAGGCCCCCACCGTGTTCCAGGGCGGCCTAGACGTGATGAAATCGGCCCTGGACGCCTTCGCGGACCTGGTGGCGGATACCATCGTTGATGCCTTCGACCCCACGGCCGACACGAGCCTCCAGGAGAGGATCGGCCGGTTCATCCAGGATATCGGCCGCCAGCTCCTCCAGCTCGCCATGAGGATGGCCATGGCCCAGGCGATTACTGCGGCCTTCGGGGGTGGAATCCCGGCAAATGGAGCATCCGCCCTCCTCGGCAGCCGGCCCCCCATGGGCCTCGCGGCCGGCGGCCCCGTTCCCCCGGCCGGACTCCCAGCGTCCGACACCGTTCCGATCTGGGCCACCCCGGGCGAGTTCATGGTGAAGGTGGACGCGGTTCGGAAGTATGGCTCGGACATGCTTTCCGCCATCAACCAGGGCCTCGTGGACCCCATGGCCCTCAGAGGTCTTCGGTCTTCCAGGAGAGCTTCTCGTGGCTCATCCGGCAGGATGGGGTATGCTGAGGGAGGTGAAATCGCTGCCAGCCAGATGGTCCCGGTTTCCCAGCCTTCCGGAGTATCACAAGCCGTTGTCGTGGCGAACGAGGAAACCTTCGATCAGCTCGTTACTGGGGGGAAGGGCGCGATGCTGAAGTTCATCCAGAAGAACAAGTCCACCATCAAGGGGCTCCTGTCGTGACTGTAGCCTCCCATCCAGACTTCCCGGACTGGACCATCTATGGCATCGCCCATAACTGGGGGGATGCCTGTGAGCTGGAGACCTCCTTCCAGACGGCCCTGACCTCCTCCTCGGATTCTGTCCGGGAGGAGCGCCGGATCCTGCTCGGGCATCCTACCAGGACCCTAACTCTCAACTGGAGGGGAATCACGAGGGAGCGCCTCAACAAGATCCTGGTCTCTATGAGGAACATGTCCTCGGGCTACTGGGTCGTCCCCATCTACCCCGACCAGTCTAAGCTGACCGTGGACTATTCCTCCGGGACCTCTCTCTACTGTTCGACATTGCTCCGGAGGTTTTTCGTCGGGAGCAGGATCCTGGTCCTGGGGGAAGACTCCCACGAGTGGGCTGAAGTGGCGGCGGTCCACGACGACCGCCTGGTCCTGACAGAGGAGCTTGAAGAAATACATCAGGTTGGACTTACGTTGGTTCTGCCTTGCATCGACGTTGAACCCCTCCTGTCTCCGGAGATCAACATGGTCACCGGCCGGGTGGGGAATCTGTCCCTGACCGCCCAGGAGATCGTCGGCCCCAACACGCTCCCCGGATTCGATGGGGTCCCCACTGGGTTCTCGACGTTCCTCGGGCTCCCGATCTTGTATCTGGAGCATAACTGGATCGACACTCTGACCCTTGGTTATGTTCAGGAAGGGTCACTGGACCCCCTCGGGCGCGGGAGAGTCTACCATCTCCGGGGGGATCATCCCAGGGTCACCATGGATCTTTCTCTTCTCCTGGAGAGGGCCGATGCCATGTCCTTGGTCCACTTCTTCGAGGGGCGCAAGGGCCGGGCCCTTCCCTTCTGGATGGCTGACCCCGAGGACCTGTGGGAGATCCTGGAAAAGGATGCGAACGGGATCAACATCGAGCCCATCGGGGACTTCTCCGACTTCGAGGATCTCCTAGAGTATATCGGGATTCGGGATGAGGATGGGGACGTTTACGTTCGGAAGGTCCTGAGCCTCACCAACTACACCACCTACTGGAGGATCTCCACCACAACGACTCTTCCAGATGTGACCATTTCCTCAGTCGCCCGGGCTCGGATTTCCAGGTTCGACTCCGATGCGATGACTGAGGAGTGGGTCACTTCGGAAGTGATGCGGACCAAGATCAAGGTCATTGAACTTCTCGACTGCGCGGAGGAACTATAATGGCTCGCGCTATCGACCATGGATACAAGAGGTCCTGGCAGAAGATCCTGTTCTCCTATGGGGACTCATCCGCTAAGGCATATACCAACTGGACCCGGGACATTGCAGGAACCCCAACCTTCGAGTCCACTCCGGCCATGGAAGTGACCATGCCGGAGAACAACGGGACTCTGGAAGAGATCTACCTATCCGTCACCCTGCCCCGGGATACCTTCACGGACAGGCTGGCCAGCGGAGTGGCTCACTCTCCCTGCTACGTCCAGGTCTGGGAGAGCATCTCCGATCCGGATTCTGTCCTGGAGTCAACGGAGCTTGTCCTGTGGTCTGGGCGAGTGACAGCTACCCTCAAGCATCCCAATGGGCAGAGAAACAAGGTCGAGATCCGATCCCAGCTCCAGAAGACCAGGCTAGACGTTCCCCTGGGTCTCCAGTCTAATCACCAGTGCATCTGGGGGCTGGCCAAAGGCTACTGTGGGGCCACTCCGATCCAGCGCACGGGCTTGACCGTGGAAAGCATCGCGGGGAGGATCTTGACGGTGGACGCTCTGAACA